TCCCCTGGATCCAGACGGCTTCCAGCGTTTTTAGACGTAAATGCTCGCCGCTTTTGCCTGTAATTTCCGGATATATCATATTTACGATCACTCACTCTCAATTTTGTAAATCTTCACGCCCAGCCGCCCCCCAGGAACGAGCTGACCGCGCACAATATTGATTTCATCAAACTGCTCGTCGTCTATGAGAAGTCCGGCATGCGTCAGCGCATCCAGTGGTGCTTTCAGGATATTGTCCAGGTCACGACGACGCTTATCCGGTGGCTCTGCAATAATCTTTATCGCCAACCTTCCGGACAGGCTTAATTTCAGCCGCTGCTGGCGAACAATAAGCGCCACAGCACGGCGATAACGCTCACCGGCTTTTGATACAAAATATGTGCTGCCACGACGACGCCAGTAAGTGTTCACCGTTGGCGGGTAAGGCAAAACAAATTCTATGCGTTCAGTCATTCATGCTTTCCACTTCAGAACACCCGAATTTCTCGCGTGCATTAAAAAACGAATCAGCAACAACAGCTGGCTGCCGTGTTTTTCTTCAAAATCTTTTACCCCGGCGTGTAGTTCGCTATGGCATTTACGGCACAGCGGAATAACAAACAAATCATCAGCCTTTGTTCCCATCCCTCCCAGTCCATGACCAATGATGTGATGCGGATCATCTGCCTGATTGCCACACGTCATGCATTTCTGCGTTTTTACCCAGCGCGTGTATACAGGCATCTCTTCCCGTTGTGGTTTCTGGCGCTGGAGATACTGAGCCGGTGACTCCGGATCAACGGCAATGCTGACCACCGTCTTTTCCTGTGGTGGATTCTGTTGCTGGTGGGCGTGAGGCAACGGCGCAATATTTTTTGTGCGCTGCTTCAGTATGCTGATGGCGGTCTGCTCTCCCGGTACGATGTCGCTCTCGCGGTATACTGAGCGGATTTTTTCACCCGGAAGCTTCAGGATTCGACGCGCCATATTTTCGGTCATGGCATCCACTACATCATTTACAGAAGCCCAGCAGCACAATTCAGCCAGCGATAATTCCCGCTCCTGCGTGCCATTCACTGCATGGCGTATGACGTCAATCATCCATGCTGACAGGTTTTGATGAGCAAGTTGCCCGAGTGATTCGGAGGTCTGGTCACGCAGCTGGTTGTCGCAGTGCCAGCACAACACCATTGCGCCGATACCATAACGATGTATGACGGTTTCGCTGTGATGATAATCGCCGTGTGGCCACTGGCAGGATTTAACGTGGCGTAACAGCCAGTCAGACAGCGCACCAGCACCGCCAGCAGCACGAATCACCCGCTCATCGCTGAAAAATGGCAGTAGTGATTTATCCTCCGCCAATGGCTGGCGAACGGCAGGAACGACTCCGGACGGCAGACCGCGCATGCTTTTCGGTTCCGGCTCCACCAGAACTCGAGGGTTATGAAATACCTGCATGGATTCACGGCCCGGTTTTAGCACCACCAGCCCAAGTTCCGGTACCGGAACAGGTCGAAGTAATACCCGCACGTTACCTCCAGATGCGTTGCTGGAATGTGCGGGACGGACGCGGTGGGCGTTCGGAATAAGGGAGTCTGACGTAGATTATCCAGAGACGATAATCGAGGCTGAGGGCTTTCTTAATCTCGTATCCGTGTCTGCGGTAGCGCTGAATCAGCCATTCAGCCTGTTCTTCGGTGCAGGGATCGTGCTGATACCAGTCATATTTGAATGCATGAGAGCGCCGCCCGTGTCTGCTGGCAAAGGCGGCTGAATTATCAGAATTGTGTAGTCTGGAATTTTGCGCCATCGGCTTTCTCCGGTGGCACAGTGTTACTCAACAGGGGTTCAGCCCTGCGCTGAATTGTAGATGAATTCACTCATCTTCAAAAGCAGAAAAACCAGCCTTAATCTCAGCTTCTTTCAGAGACGGCAACGATGTGACAAATTCATTTGCACGCAAAATAAAACCATCCGTCACAAGCCCATCCACCAAATGAATTAACGCAGCTCCACTCTTCCTTTGTTGAGACTGTAAACATTTAATACGGCAGTGGCTGACAATTGCGCCATTCTCAACGCGCACAGTATAGAGGCCATCTTCACTAAAAATTTCACGTAATTCTTTGATTTTCATCAACAGAATCCTTCCAGATAAATAGCACTCCCCTGTTTGGGGTCCATCCCTCTTCTCCCTGCGCGCTACTTAAGTGCATCGATTCTAGTCAGGCATACCAGCTAATCAACAAACCCTGGTCGGTTAAATAGAAGAATTGGCTAAAATTTAGTCCATTAAAATAAAAAACCCGCCGAAGCGGGTTTTCATTGGAAGCACCTTTAGTTTTGCTGTTCTATTTTAAGCTTGATAGTTTCATACAAAACAATAGTTGCGCTTGTTTTACATAATTCCCGGCTGTCATACGCGCGAGACCAATAACACAACCAGTTCTCGAGATCTTCTCGAGTATAGGTTTTGCAGGCCAGTCCCTCTGCCATTTCCACGATTTCATCGCCTGGTGCTGTTAACTCATAGCCATTCAACAACAAGAAGACGTAACCAGCCATCATAGCTGTTCGTTTGTTCGCATTAGCAAACGGATGATTCTGAATCAGACTTTCAATCAATACCGATGCCAGTACAAACATGTCATTAGTCTGTTCATACCATCGAACCATGCTGGGACGGGCCTGAGAAGAACTTAAGTTATCTGGACTCAGAACACCAACGGGCTCATCTGGCGTCTGTAATTCAATTAGGGAATGATTGATTTCAACAAGATCATCAACCGTAAGGTAATGCACTCCTTCAACAATCTCAGCCATAGAGTACAATACCCATCATTACACTTTTGAAAGTTCTTCCATGGCTTTCTCATAACGAGAAAAACCGAAATCAAAAGCATTTTTCACTTGTTCACGATGTGCGCAGTTTTCATCAATCACTGGGCGAGGGACTGCCACAACGCTTTTATCGCGAGGCGGAATACTCAACCGCGTGTGTTTTTTGAGTGGGCAGCTCATACTAATGAGTCCTTTTGTTTTCCGATTATTGGCAAAGCCATGCACCAAATTTGATACAAAATAGATCTGTTTGAGATCCTTAGGATAGTCTCATGGTAGCTAAAATTACAACCTCATAATGCGACGAAAAACCCGCCGAAGCGGGTTAAGTGCGGGTGCGTTGAGGATGCCTGACACATCAGAGGCGGCGAGGGATTTCTCCCCCGCCGGGTCTCTTACTCCTCAGGTTCGTAAGCTGTGAAGACAGCGACCTCCGTCTGGCCGGTTCGGATTCGTACCTCGCAGAGGTCTTTCCTCGTTACCAGTGCCGTCACTATGACGGTTAAACAGATGACGATAAGGGCGATTAACATCGCCTTTTGCTGCTTCATAGCCTGCTTCTCCTTGCCTTTCGGCACGTAAGAGGCTAACCTACATGTGTTCAGCATGGATTGAGCCTCAGATTAATGTTAAGCGTCTTGCAGGACGCGTAATGTTAACTGGGGCTTTTCTCTATCTGCCTTTTGGTGTTCATGCCTGAGACAGATAGCCTCAAGCACCCACAGTCATTCTACTTAACTAAGATTTCCCTGCAAACCGTTTTTGTCCGGCACAGTAAATATCCAACTAAACCAATAGCGTTCGCTGTATTTACCGCCAGTATTCAATGCACGTGACCGCCATGAACACCCCTAAAAAAAGGGCATTTATATGTCCAAACATTAATATCAAAACATCAATTTTTTCCATATACCTTGCTGTGAAGATGATGGGCATACATGATGCGAACAACCAGAACGCAACAAACAAAAACTGCAATGCGTTTTTCATTATTCCCCCTACAATCAATGTGCAATTACATTTAAACACACCTCAATTTGGCCGGACATATAAATATCTAAACCAGAAAAAATCACTTACATAGCGTTACAAACTCTTTAGTCTAAATATTCATCGTAAAACATTCCCCATACTTATCAGCCCACTCTACGCCAGGTAGCTCATTGCCTTATCTGGGAATCTGTAATCAGGTTTCCGTTTTTCAGTCGGCTGGTCGTTTAACCGGCATAGTTAACCCATTAATCTGGTTGCCGGATGCTGGTGGATTTTCGCGTTTTAGTTGTTCATAAAAGTGCACAGCTTTAACCAGTTCTTCTGATGTAACAGGGACTGGTGGGGCAGTGAATAAGGCCTGAATTTCATAGTTCGGCCTGTCGTTACAATCCTCTTTTTTCGGTACATATTTCCAGTCACCAACCCACAACTCCCCCTGAGAGTCCATAACACCTTTTTTCACGTAGCGATATCGCCACGCTATCGGCTCTGCTTCCAGCGATGCCAGTGCAATTTTGAATAACTCGCCCTCTACTCGCGCCATCCCTGAATTGGGGTGGCATTTCGTAATCGCTATTTTTAATTTGGCTTCTTCGATTAATTGTTCTTTTGTTAATTCAGTCATTTTCATTACCGCCCTTTCAGGCGGCCTCCTGATGTTCTGAGGGTGCAGAAATCCCTCCGGTTAAGGATTAAATTTTATTTGCTGTGCTAAATTTAATTATTCAGTTTTTATTCCTGCTCTCAAAACAGCCTCTGCCATTCTGATATCCGGATTTTCTGAAATCATCTTTTCCGGCGAGTCGCAATCACCACCACATTCAGTTATGCGTTCATGACCAAAACGAATTGTGGTTTTGTGCGCATTAATCATTTGTGTAAGCGCGTCTGTCAATTCTGCAATGCGTTTATCTTTAACTTCCAGCTCTTTCAGTAAAGCCAGTACGTCAGGATCGCTAACATCAACGACGGTTACGCGCGATTTCAGGTAATGCTCATCCGCAAAAGTTCGACCAGTTTTAAAATATCCATCATCCCCCTCACCTGCGCAGGCATACACAATATGCGTTCTGGAAAATATGCGCTGTATCGACATTTCATCGCCGCAAACAGGACATTCCGGCACCTGAATTGGTGAATAACGTTCACGTAATGCCTGGTAATTAGTCTTGCACACTGGCTGTCTCCTGAAAAATCACCGCATGCCCCAGTTTCTCCGCCAGCGCCAGTTCTGCCTTAGCGCCTGCTGACCGCTGCCAGCCTTTCAGCATGTAAATCGCATCCACACAACGAATCATTGCCATGCAAATATCCATGTAGTGCGGCTGTGTCAGCCCGTCCGGAAGTACTGCCGGGTTTAAGACGGTATGCCCTTCCCGTTTCAGTTCCTCTTCTGCCTTGTGAAACGCCTCACGGTTGAAATTTTCATACCCCGTCATTGGACCGGCGATATAAACCCTCACCCTCACGCCATCACCTCCTGAAAATTACCCTGATAAAACGCCAGCACACGCTGCATAACCTTGCTTTTCCGGCACTCGAGACAGATTATGTTCTGACGCCTGTCGTAGTGGCGTATCTCTCCATCTGGTAATGAATAAATCAGGCCAGGGTCGCTCTTCTTTTTCGCTGCACCTTTAGACATCTCTTTATGGGCTTTTATCCAGTCTTTACGTGCCTGCTCAGAAGGGAATATTCCATGCCCTGAACCATATACAACACCACTGTCTACCAGTTCTTTCGCCAGAACTTCAATCAGATGTCTCGTCGCCCCTGTTTCATTTTCCAGTTGTTTACGCGTTTTCCTACCATCTCTGCGTACCAGTTCCACAATACGCGCCTTTACTTCTTCCCGTTGTTCGGGAGTAAAAACTTTTACCATAAGTCCTCCTGAAATTACTTCACAACCCTCAGGTGTCTGACATTCGAACGCCAGCTCTCCCAGTTAAAATTCACCCAGCGACCACCGTTCATGACCATGCGGTCCATCACACGCTCGCCAAGAAGCGTACTCATCGCTACGTGGTTCAGGTTCGTCAGCATTCCGACACTACGCATCGAAGCCGTTCTGCGGTCGACTATCTGGTTCAGTGTGACCTGCTCGTTGCGCGTATCCCGCTGCATTCCGATTTCATCCAGGACAAGCAGGTCAACATCACACAACCCCTGTAAAAATTTTTCGCCTGAGTTTTTGTTGTCGTAGCTGTTGTGTAACGCCAGCATCACATCAGCCACCGTTATCACAATCACGCTGCGACCTTTCGCCAGAAGATGATTGCCAATGGCGGCTGCAAGGTGGTTCTTTCCGGTACCCGGCTTACCGCTGAACACAAAATTCGTGCACCCGGTCATCAGTTCGTCAGCGATGGATTTTGCCTGGCTCAGCGCATGTTTTTGCCCGTCGTTCTGCACCTGATAATTCGCAAACGAGCATTTGCTGTGCAGAGGCTGGATGCCCGAACGATTCAGGATTTTTTCCACCCGCAACTGGCGATTCTGGCGGTTGATCTCCTCGCTACGTTTTCGCCCTTCAGCCAGTTGCCACTCGCGCCACTCATCCACTGTCCGGTACGGCGCGATTACATGCTGCGGGGTCAGCTTACGGATACGCTCAAGAACACCACCTGCCGCGATATTTTTCATGGCCCGTTACCCCCTGAACCCCGGCGGAATTTCGGTATCCGGCTCAGAAATATGATTCACACAACGCTGTACAGACGAACGCCCCAGGCGGATAACCAGTTCATCCCATTTTCCGCGAAGCTTTGACGGACTCATGATATTTTTTACCCAGAATGGATCCCGCTGCGCCCGACCAAACATTTCACAAATTTGTCTGTGAGTTCTGCCATCCAGCATCCGCATTGTGCGCACGTCGTTGGCCCATGCGGTCCAGTTGGGTTCTTTCGGTCGCGAAATCTCGCCATCATCGCTGGCGGCCTGCTCGTAAAGACTCACGATTCGCCCCCAGATCCACTGCGCACACGCCAAATCTTCCTGGTTGCCCCACTGGCGTTTTTTTGCACTGAACACAACCGCGTCAGGGTGTCGGGTTAAAAAATCCTGTTCAACCGTCTGCGGGTCCGGTTGCGAAGCTTCCGGACGAGAAGTGTTTTTATTCTCTGTAGTAATCTCTGTTGTATTCTCTGTAAGATCATCAGGCCATTTTGACCCGATGACATTGAGTCGTTTTGAACCAATGGAACGTGCCATTTTGGCCTCTTCCATCGTGTCATTCTGACCTGATGGAGCAGCGCATTTTGACCTGATGGATTCGCTCACTTTGCCACCATCTAAAAGCTCGCTCTCGTAATTAATCGTGTAAAAATTAGTCATATCACGCTTTGATTTATTGAGCTTTTCGCAACGCAAAAGCCCCAGCGTTTTCAGACTGGCAAATGCGCGTTTTAACGTTGACTCTGACCAGAACGGGAACTGCTCCAGCCATTGTTCTGTTGTGTTATAAATCCAGCGAACACCATCACATTCCATGCCGGAACCGGTATCTCTCAACCAGTAGTGCAGTTGTTGCAAAACAATGGCTTCGTTTAAGCCAATTTTCATTGCCAGCTGCGTGTTTATAACCAGTGGGCGTTCAGCAAAAAGAAGACTCATAATTCCATCCAGCTTTTTGTTGGTATTGCTGTCGATACGCAAGCTTGAAAGCAATTGCTTTTTCTATAAGTTCGTCAGTTTCACGATCTACAACGGCAGGATCTGCAAAAAGCAGTCCGGATTCCACCACATCGCCATATTCTTTATTTAACCCGGCGATCATGTACGTAATACTTTTTCCATCACTGATCTCACGATACAACCTGAAATCACTAATCCGGATAGCCTCCATAATTGCAGGCACTAGCGCTGTGAACTTTTCACGCTTATCCCTGGTGTCGATAGCCTTCCAGCGTTCGAATATCTTCACTCGATTAACGCTAAGCGCTCGCTGATCAACCGCGCCACCTTCATATGTGACACGCTGAACATCGATGTTCGGGCGCTCTTTCAAAGCCCAGAATGCTTCAGTGATTAATATCGTCGCCTGCTCCTGTGTCATTCCTGGTTGGATTTGCCCCTATATTTCCAGACATCTGTTATCACTTAACCCATTACAAGCCCGCTGCCGCAGATATTCCCGTGGCGAGCGATAACCCAGC